TCCGTACATTGACACGCTTGAGTTCGGGCAGTTCATGCCGAAAGACCCTGGACCCAGTAAAGATCCGCGCAAAGGTCGCAAGGGCAGAGTGCTGGTGAAGGGTGGCTACTCTGTGCAAGCACCTCAAGGCATGATGCGCGTCACTCTCGCGCAGATCGAAGCAGAACTACAAAAGATGCTTGACGAGTTCTAGGAGGAACCAATGGCAAACGCAATATACGACAAGGGACGGCAAGCCTTCATGGAAGGTGAGATCGACATGGACGACGACGACATCCGAGTGGTCCTCGTAGATACGGACGACTACACGCATAGCATCTCGGCGCACGACAATTTGGACGACATCCCTGCTGGTGCGCGGATCGCAGTCAGTGCTGCGCTTGGGAGTACGGATGTGACAGATGGCGTCTTCGATGCCGCAGATGTCACCTTCTCTTCTGTGACTGGAGACCAAGCAGAAGCACTTGTGATCTATAAGCACACGGGTGTCGAGGGAACTTCAAAGCTCATCGCTTACATTGATGTCGCAACAGGTCTTCCCGTCACACCCAACGGTGGCGACATCACTGTGACTTGGGACAACGGAGCCAATAAGATCTTCAAGCTATGATCTGCGAGGTTGCGTACAAAGTCGGTGCAGGCGGATCGTGGGCAGATGGTATGCCCGTCGAGATTCGTGCTGCTGGGGTGTACGTACCCTCCGCTGATTTCACTGCTTGGATTGGTGGAACGGAACCCGCTGGTATTTCAACGCTCCCGATCCCTACTCGACAACGGTACAGGAATTGGATTCAGAGATTGGCTACGCTTACTGCCGCTGATTTCAACTTGTCCTCTGTCGATCAATCCGAAGAGGATGTGACTCGTATGCGCATCGACGCTGCTGCTCAAGTTGCGCTTGTCGGTGAGTACGGAGGTTTTGATACAACATGGGGACACCAAGAGTTGCGCACCTTGTCGGTGATGATCGCAGACCTGGATATGCAGCAGATCGAAGGCATGACTTCTGTTGTCGAACATCTTCCTCCGGGGGAGCTTGAATCAAAAGTTTTGCGCAGACGAGCGTATACCATTCCGTACACAACGCTTCTTTCCGCAGGGTCTGTCACCGATGTGCAGAACACAGAAGTCACGGTCGTTCCTGCAAGGGGCGAGACTCCCTTTGCCTTTGCTCAACTGGTGACTGAAATTGCCTGACCCCATCGGCATAGCAGGTGTAGGAGACATTCACTCCAGGGAAGCGTTTGGCGACCTGCAAGTTGGGTTGGCTATCTACCCCGGTTCTGTTGCTTCCGTTGAAGCCTTCGGTACTGCGCAAGTCGATCAAAGTATAACCTCGACGGGCATTGCTTCCGTTGAAGCCTTCGGTACTGCGCAAGTCGATCAAAGTGTGACCTCTTCGGGCATTGCTTCTGTTGAAGCCTTCGGCACACTGATTGTCAGCACAGGGTCCGTTTCAGTTAGCCCATCAGGCATTGCTTCTGTTGAAGCATTTGGAACCGCTCAAGTTGGGCAGGGGATAACCCCATCAGGCATTGCTTCAACAGAAGTATTCGGAACTGCACAGGCGAACCTCATGGTCAATCCTAGTTCGATCACTTCCGCTGAAGCGTTCGGTTCACTCTCTGTCGGTTACGATCAGATCGTGTCCCCAAGTTCGATCACTTCTGACGAAGAGTTTGGAACTGCGTCTGTCAGCGCAATCTACTGCCACGAATCTTTGCACAACGCGATTCGTGCGCATTTCGATGACAACACTTCAGTTGTCACGATCTACGACAACATGACAACTGAACCTCCTGACAATGCTCTTTGGGTTCGCTTCACTGTCAGTACTTCGTTCAGTGAGCAGACAAGCTTCGGCAGTCGCATCCACTTGCGCAAGTATGGAGATGCTACAGCAAGCATCCATGCCCCCGCTGAGTTGGGAGATGGAGATGTGCTGGCAATGGTGGACACCGTGCGAGGTCTCTTTCGTGATGCGACCATCGGTTCTGCGGTGTTCTTGCAACCGAATGTCGAACGCATAGGATTGGAGCAACGCTGGTGGCGAGTCGATGTTGTCTGTCCCTTCTACTACGACGACAGCAAAGCTCTCCCTGAATTCACACAGAGTCCAGGCAGTCCAGATGTAGAGGCTACCCACAACACCATTCGCAGTCACTTCAAAGCAGAGGTGGCAGATGTTCTTGCAGTTGATGTGCAGTACGACAATGCAGAACTTGATCCACCTGACAATTCGACTTGGGTGCGCTTGAGTATTCTCGACGGTGATTCAGTACGCACAGCACGAAATTCATATCGAACAACGGGTGTCATCGATGCCGCAGTGTTCACTCCTCTGGGGGCAGGAGACCAAGCAGCGTTGTCCGTAGCGGATAGGATCGTGAATGCGTTCCTTCCATCAACGGTCAGCGGAGTAAAGTTTAGAATCCCTTCAGTGTCTTCTATCGGTCGCTCTGGTCGATGGTGGCAAGTCACTGTTTCTTGTCCGTTCCAAGTGAACGAAACCTCGTAGGAGTTACCACAAATGGCAGCAGCAACCAATCGACTTGCTCTCTCGTTCATAGAGGAGTCAACCTTCGGATCCCACCCCGGAACCGGCGCACACCAAGCAATGCGATTCACCAGTGAGTCGTTGAAGCAAGATACTGGTACGACGACCAGTTCTGAGATCCAATCTGATCGTCAAGTTCCCACCATTGTTCGTTCTTCTGTTGGTGCTTCTGGGGACACTGGGTTTGAATTGTATATGGGCGGCGCACTTGAAACACTGATGACAACGGGCGCAATGCAATCCACTGGTGAACAGGCAGGAGGCTCTGCTGTTAGCGCGACCGCTACGGTAATCACAGTTACCGGAGATCGTTGCACCTACACTTGCGCGTCAAATCCTTTCGGTACTTATGCCGCAGGGGAGTGGGTGAAGATCACTGGTGCCGCTACCGCAGCAAACAACGGTTGGTTCAGAATCATAGTCGCTGCTGCTGGGTATCTCATCGTTGACGACGATGCTGGTACGGGTACGATGACTGCGGAAGAAGCAGCGACTTGTGCTTTCGATGGCGGGGACTTTCACGATAACGGCACCAACATGAAGTCGTACACCATCGAGAAAGAGTGGGAAGATCTGTCGAACATCTTCCAAGTGACTAACGGTTGCACGGTTGACGGCATGAGTCTCACGGTTCCCACTGATGGGATCGTAACTGGGTCGCTCTCCTATACGGGTTCGGCTTGTACTTCGGCCACCTCCACTGCGGGGACAGGGACCAATACCGCCGATGCTACTGGGTCTGCTTGTGGCAGTACGGACAATGTGATTTCGTTCAGGGAGAATCACAACCAGCAGAACATTGTGAGTTTCAACATGACGCTTGCGAACAATCTTCGTCAGCGTACCGAAGTCGGCAATGCAAGTGCTGTAAGCATCGGCGCAGGTAGCCTTGCCATATCGGGATCTTTCCAAGTCTACTTCGCCGCTGGCGACCCTGTACTGTCGATGGATCGCTACCTCGCTGGCACAGACACTTCGGTTGACATTGTGTTTTCAGACGGTCCGAATCAGATTGCGATTGATCTTCCCCGTGTTCGACTCACTTCGGGTCAGCGCGTTGCGGGAGGTCAGAACCAGGATGTGATTATGGAGATTGGGTTTGAGGCTTTCAAACACGAAACACTTGGTCACACGATCCGCTATATCAAGTGGTAGGAGATTTGAAGAATGGCTAAACTCAGTTCTCTGCGCTCAGACGCGCAAAAAGAAAGTGAAGGTGTTTGGGTCGAGTGGGAAGCAGGAGTTTCCTTGCTGATCGCTCGGCTCAACAACTCTGGCTTCCAGGCTAGAGTTCGTGCGCTGACCGCAAAGCACACGAAGCGAATTCGTGCAGGCACTTTCCCAGACGAAGAGATGGAAGAGATCTCAAAGTCTGCGATGGCACATCATGTGTTGTTGGGCTGGAAGAATATTGAGGACGATGACGGGAATGCACTTGAGTATTCTGTCGAGAAGGCAGAAGAACTCTTGTGCGAACCCGATCTTCGTGACTTGTATCAGTTCGTTCTGACACAAGCGAACGAACGCGAGTTATACCGCAGAGATGTGGAGGAGGACTCGACGGGAAACTGACTAGCTGCCTCAAGTGGATTCTTGAATGGGGTCCATACGAGGCAGCACTCCGCAGAGCGCAGAAGCAAGGGAAGGAGACCGCCCTTGATAAGAAGATCGACATCTATACGGACTTGATCCCTGTTTGGAATGCCTTCATGGAAATGAGCAACGGAAGACACATTGGAATGTCTGGGCCTTCGGGTATTCAGTCATCCGACATTGCTGCTTGGCTCGATCTGTCAGGCATCCAAGATGCAGAGACTCGTTCTGAATGGTTCCGTTTGATTCGTGCGCTCGATGACACCTTTTTGAACCACACAAGAGAGAAGCAGAATGGCTAAAGAGGGTTACATCAGGATTGGAGTCGATGCTTCCGCTGCAAGGAAGGGAGCAGAGGAAGCAAGAGAAGCACTTCTCGGAGTAGGGAAAGCAGCAAGGTCATCGGCAACGATCCTTGACCAACTTGCTGATTCCATCGACGATGTAGGAGATGAGTCGAAGGACGCTGCGGGTGATCTCGACAAGTTCAACAAGGAACAGGAGGAGACAGAGAAGGCTTCGAAGGGTGCTGCTCAAGCAATCGGCAAAGTCGTCGCCGCTCTTGGTGGGATGTATGCAATCTACAACGTCATCACCACAATCAAAGACTTCGAAGATGGTCTTGTCGGAGTAGGTAAGACGACCAACATTCTCGGCACCGACCTGGACAACTTGGGTCAAGACATCATCGGACTCTCCCGTGGGATGAGAGCCGGGAACGATGAACTGCTTGAGATTGCGCAGACCGCAGGACAGTTGGGTGTTTCAGGTAAGGCAGGGATCCTTGCGTTCACCGAAACGGTTGCGATGCTTGGATCAGCATCAAACCTTGTGGGTGAAGAGGCAGCGACGAAACTTGCCAGGATGTTGAACATTGCAGGGGAGGCACCCGAAACGGTTGGCACTCTCGCTGCGGTGATCGTTGAACTCGGCAACAATGTTGCTGCGACAGAGAAAGAGATTGCGCACACCGCAACACAAGTTGGCCTTGCAACCGCTGCATTCGGTGTGAGTTCCGCTGAGTCTGCTGCCTTCGGTGCGACTCTCGCTGCTCTTGGTGTTCGTGCTGAACTCGCTGGTTCTTCGATTGGACGCACCTTCCGCGCAATCGACAAAGCAGTTCGTGGCGGCGGCGAACAGATGCAAGCGATGGAGAAGATCACTGGCAAGACTGCCGAAGAGATCTCCACGACATTCAAGAGATCTGCGGTTGAAGGGTTCCAACTCTTCATTGAAGGGATGGGTGAGATCGCTGACTCGGGTGGCGATGTTACTTCCGCACTCGCTTCAATCGGACTCAACGGTGAAGAGATCCTGAAAGTGATGCCGACTCTTGCATTGAACGCAGAGACCTTTGGCAACAACATTGAAATGGCAGCAGATCAGGTACTGAATGCCACTGCGCTTCAACTTGAGTATGCCCGTGCAATGGACACCTTCGGAGGTGAACTGGACCGTGCAGGGAATGCGTTCGATGCGTGGAAGTTGTCGATGCTTGCTACTGCGGGACCGATGAAAAAGATCACGGGTTTCATTGCCGATGTTGGCTTCGCACTTGCGGGAGTCAAAGACGAGGCAGATGGAGTAACTACAGGGGCCGAGTTCACAGCAGTTGCACTTCGCACAGTAGGTGCCGCACTCATCTTCCCTGGTGCGTTGATGGTTGTGTCTGCGCTGAAAGCTGGATTCATTGCGCTCAAAGCATCCACGGTTGCGTGGAACACTGCTCTGCTTGCGAATCCTCTGTTCTTGATCCCTGCTGTGATTGCGACAGTAGCAGGGGCATACATGATGCTTTCGACTGAGATCGACGGTGCGACTGAAGCAATCTATCGAAACCAAGCAGCGTTGGACAAGACGATTGCATTCGCAGATCGGCTGGAGAAAGGTCAGGCAATGCAAAGAGTGGCAGAGCAACAAGGAGATGTGCAAGCTCAGATCGCAGCGGTGGAATCGCAGCAGAGAGCGTACACCGATCAGTTGGTTGCGCTTGAGCAAGCACTGGCGAAGGGTGAGATTGGTGCGCAAGAACTTCGTCCAGAGGATTTCGCTAAATCAGTTGGTATGGACCCGAATGTGCTGGCGGATCAAATCAAGCGCATAGCTACCCGAGGCATTGATAAGGGACTCGACACTACTCGGGACACTCTGTACGCACAGATAAAAGAGAAGTTGGGTCCACAGTTTCACGATGCAATGGATTCGCTCGGTGATTTTGCTGGTACTCCCTATGGAGGTGCAGTCAAAGTAGCAGAAGATGTAGATGTTGCGGCGAAGGATATAGCAGGAGAGATAGACAATCTGTTGCAGGGTTTCACCCTTCTCTTTGTTGATAGTGGGCAGCAATCAGCAGTTCTCAAGGGACACCTCAACGCTCTACGAACTGAAGCAGAGTTGTTGGAGGACAAACTCAAGATAGATCCTGATACATCTGTTGTTGATGAGAAGTTTGAAGCAGCAATAGTCAAGCTCAAAGACTACAGAGAGTCGCTTGAAGCAACCGAAGAGGCTTTGAAAAGAGTGCTTTCGGGTGAGACAACCAGCGAAGCAGAATCCGCAGAGGCAAAGATTCAGCAACAGATCGATTCGCAAAGAAAATTGATGGGCACAGAAGTTGACGACGACAAGCTGAAGGAGATTGAGGCAACGCTTCGCAGGATCGCACTTCTTGAAGATCAGATCAAGGCTAGTCGAGAGTCAACAACAGCAGTCGAGTCGATTGAAGCTCAGACCGCAGCACTCAAAGCGGAGAACGAAGTTCGTCGGGAGGGTGGACAACACCTGGACATCGAACTTCAACTGCGCAAGACCGAAGAGGAACTGCGCGAAAAAGGTGTCGCAG